AGTTAGTACCATCAGCAGTAAATACATACTTATCTGCTTTGGAGGCTGTGCTGGTAATCGTAGGAGCAGTACCTGCAGGCCACTTCACAGCAGAAGGCCAAGTCACTGTACGAGAGCCTGTACCGTCCTGCTTCAGGATCATGATGAAGCTACGGCCAGCCGTGGCAGTCGGGAAAGTGAAGGTACAGTTGCCTGTCAGAGTAAGGATCTGCACAGAACCGTTAGCCAAGTCAATCGTGTAAGCAGTACCTGTGTTAGCAGTAGCGACTTCTTCAGTGTAGCCGTTAGTGAACGTACCTGCTTCGATGGTCTTGTTAGTCAGCGTCTGAGTTGCCGTAGTACCTGCCACACCCGTCAGAGTGTTGTCAGCATAGGCAATCGTCTTGTTAGTCAGTGTCTCAGTGCCTGCCAGAGTAGCGAAACTACCAGCAGTCAGAGTAGCCTGTGACCAAGCAGAACCAGTCCAGACCCACAGAGTATTACTTGTAGAGTTCCAGTAGATAGCACCAGTCAGTAGAGCGTTACCATCATTGTCCAGCGTAGGAGCAGAGGACTTAGCGCCTAAGTAACGATCATCAAAGCTGTCATAGCTGGCTGCTGCAGCACTGGCAGAGTTGGCTGCATCAGTGGCACTAGAAGCTGCTGCAGAAGCAGAGTTAGCTGCATTGGTAGCAGAAGTAGCTGCTGCAGATGCTGAAGTAGCTGCCGAAGTAGCAGAACCAAGGATGCTGTCAACGTAGGCTTTACGAGTCAGATCATCATCAGTGGTGGGCGTAGCAGTGCTAGTGACTTTATTAGCACCCATGACAATGTTACCTGTCATAGTACCACCAGACAAGTTCAGCTTGGTAGCATCAGCGGTGTCCACATAGCCTTTGGTGGCTGCATCGGTGGAAGCAGTAGGAGTACCTAAGCCAGTGATCTTGTTAGACCCCATAGCCAAAGCACCTGTCATGCTGTCACCGGACTTGCTTACTTTAGCAGCAATCTGAGCAGTCAGGGTAGCTGCGATGTTAGCATCATCATTCAGAGCATCGGCGATCTCACCCAGAGTATCTAAGGTGGACGGAGCAGTACCGATCAGGTTGCTGATAGCGGTATCGACATAGCCCTTGTTAGCAGCGTCAGAAGATGCACTAGGAGTAGCCAGACCAGTGATAGTACCTGCAGAACCGGAGTTCATGTCCAGAGTACCGTTGATGGTCACGTTGTTGAAGGTAGACGTACCGCTAGAGGCTGTAACGTTACCTGTCAGGTTGCCTGTGACGTTGCCCGTTACGTTGCCAGTGACGTTACCTGTGACATTACCTGTCACGTTGCCTGTCAAGTCACCAGTAAAGCCCGTAGTGGCGGTAACAGTAGTGCCACGGACAGTAGAGGCTGTGGTAGCACCGATAGGAGTGTTATTGATAGTGCCGCCAGTGATAGCAACACCAGATTCTGTACCGCCTGTAATGGCTACTGCAGAGGCTTCTTGATTACCAAGAGAGCCTACCAGCTTCTGAACTGTACCGCTAGAGTCTTTGGTGTACAGTTTTTTGTCTGTTACGTTAACAGCTAATTCACCCTGTACAAGAGAGCCTGCAGAAGGAACTGCAGAAGCTGTAGAACTGTTCTTAGTAATGATTGTCGCGCTCATTTAAGCTCCGTATTTAGAATCGTACCATTGTTGGAGAGGAGTTGCCACATCACGAGGCTGCTCAGGCATGTATGTGTTATAATATTGTTGAATAGCCTGATAATATTCAGGTGAGTTCGTAGGAACACCTTGAGTCGGTAAGCCGCCAACAGAAGGCTTATTTGTAACTTGTTTTAAGGCCCCTGCAGTCAATAAACCAGGAAGAACTTTAGTTACACCTGAAATAATTCCTTTAGCTAAATCAGGATCAACCACCTTAGTTCCAGGAGTCGGCGTTGTTGTCGTCGGAGGATTCACTACAGTACCTTTTGGAGGAGTAGTAACTGTGGCGGGAAGATCAGACAACAAGCCACCAGCATCAGGAAGAACACTTGTAGGATACTGAGTAGCTGCGTTTACATCATAAAGATTACCGCCACCAAAACTAGTATTAATATAGTTTGTTAGATCATAAGTGCTAATATTAGGATTCAACGTAATTGTGTTAGCTACATCAGCAGCCACAAGAGGATCTACACCAGAGGCAATTAAGTTCTGTTCAATAGCAGGAATATTACTACCTACTTGACTGTAAAGATTTTGAGTATCTGCAGCTAAGAACTCAGCCATGTCATAAGGATAGCTGGTCTGTGTGTATGCTCCTGCGCCAATCAGAGCTGGATCAAATAAACCAGAAGCCGCTGCTTGAGCGCCATATCCATAGCCGGGGGTTCCTAATCCAGATTCAATCTGAGCCATTGTCAGTTGAGAATTCAATCCCTGATCTGCAGGATTAAAACCGCCTCCGGAGTAGTATCCGCCTAAACCACCAAGCAATGCTCCGGATAAAACATTATTTCCCGTGGCTGCAGCACCACCGCCTCCCAATACAGCACCTCCAATGGCTGCTTGAGTAGCTGCAGATGCAGCAGGGGCTAATAAGTTACCTAACCAAGCACCGCCTCCTCCGGCTGTTGCTGCTGTTAATGCAAGAGGAGCAATTTCACGAAGAAAGTCTGTAAACGAATTGCTACCACCTTGATAGCCTACTTGAGATTGATAGTCAGTAATAGGAGAAAGAGTTCCTCCTTGACCAATCGGAGTATTAAGGTAAATAAAACCTCCAGCAGAAGGCAACGTAATACGGCCGCTGGAAGGGTCTACACTAACACCAGGAATAGGCTTTCCGTTTGCATCAAAAACAGTATATGTTGTTTCTGAGCTAGGGGCAAAATCATAATAGCTAGTGTCGTTTTGAATAGCACCAACACGAGCTTGTCCAGACTGAAGGGCTGAGTACAAGTCTTTGAAGGCTTGCGGCTCGTTTGATTCTAGCACATTTGCCAAATGGTAATCAGAAGATTTATATCCAGGTTCTGTTACTCCGCCTTGTTGTTGCGGAGCAGAAGGCTGAGGAGCAGGACGATCAGAAGCAGCTTCAATTCTGGAAACAACTTCAGTAACAGGGATATTAGTTACTCTGGATAACTGCTCTGCACTTACACCTGCTGAGGCTGCTGCCTGAGCAATCTGAGCATCTGTAGCGGTGGGATTCGCTGCCAACCACGCAGCAACTTCTTGATCGGACACAGCCATAATCTTAGCCTTTACGAATTAATTCAAACGTGCAGATAGTTGAGAAAGTGCTTCCTGCTTCGCTTTGCATCTTTACTGAATCACCCTCTTCGAGAACCACATATGCCCCACCGTCCATTCTTACAAAATCAGCATGAGCGATAGATTTATTGTAGACATAGATGTCAGCAGATTGACTAGCATCTCGCCAATAAGCAGCAATAGTCTTTGTAGAACCTGAATTGTTGAACAGATACATCAGGTTCCATTTAGCGTAATAGCCAGTAGGAACAGTGTATACAGTCGTTAGAGTGTCTGCTGTAAGGTTTAAACCTACTGATATTTCACGCATAGTTATTATTCTTCCTTAGCTTTTGGAGGTCTTCCCGGCTTACGTACTGTTTGTTCTTCCTTAATTTCATAAGTATCTTTAACTTCTTCGTAACCAGGGTGAGTTCGCATTGTCTTGATGTCGTGCTCAGTCCTGTACTCGAACACGTTACCACTAGCAAGACATTTAAATTTAACAGATGTCATCTATTGTTCCTTTCTTTGGAGTAGATACAAGGAAGGCCCCTCTTGCGAAGGGCCAACCGTTTACCTACTCAGCGATTAAGCCGGGACAGCCAGAGCAACGGCAGAACCGTCGCGCAGCTCGTCAGCACCGAACAGAACGTCAGCAGTGAACAGAGTACCGAGGTATTCTTGTTTGTACTGAGTCTGGGTACGGACGCCCATTTGCTCGACCAGAACAGCGAAGTCCTTGTGAGCCAGCAAGCAGATGCGGTCGCCATCGGTAGCAGCGTCAGCGTTGGTGGTCACGAACACGGGGATGCCGTACACGTTGCCAACTTCGCCGTTGCGGATGGTGTTACCAGCGCCAGTCTCGCCCACGAAGGCTTGCTCGGTGAAGCGAGCGATGCCCATCAGGGTGTTACG